ACCGCGACCTCAGCGTTGCCGTCGTACGGGCCGTCCACGACCGACACGCCCGTCAGGTTCGCCGTGGCGAGCGCAACGAGCGCGTCGATGGCCGAGCAGACCGCGGAGGTGACCGCGGTCACCCCATGCCGCCGAGCGCGAGGTTGTCCAGTATGGTGCGAATGCGGGGGGGCAGAACGTTCGTCTCAGGCTGGTAGCCGTCAGAGTTGGCGCCACCGGGTGCCACCCCGCCCTGGCCTGGCCCGCGCTGCGTCTGGTACTCGTCACGCAGGTAGTCGAGGACCGCGAGCCGCAGGGCCGCGGGAATCGTGGATGAGCCGCGGACGTAGGTGACGACCACGTTGTCATGGCCTGAGATCCATGACCGTGTTGCGTACGCGGACGACTTCCGCCACAGCACACCGGCCTCGTCCAGCGAGTACTGCGTGTCCACCGTCAACGTGACACCGTTCTCGGTGACCGTGACGATCGAGGTGGCATCGTTCTCGAGCAGAATGGTTTCCCATCCTTGGAAGCCGGGGGAGAACTTCTTGGTGACGGTGCGGGGCCGGAACACCTGCCCCGCGTACCATTCGGCGGCGTCACTGATTGCGATGATGAGACTGCGCAGCTTCTCGTCATTGGTGCTCGAGGTGATGCCCAGGTACGACTTGGCCTCGCCGAGTGAGACGATGCCGGCCCATGTGGCGGGCTCCACGTACAGGCCGTCCGTGTACGCGCCGCCAGCTGTCGCACCTGTGGCGTTGATGAGGATGGTGTACGAGCCGGCCTGCGCCAGTGTCGGCTGAATCGTGTAAGTGCCGGTGCCCGCGTGCGTCACCGTCGGGGTCTGCGTGGTGCCGTCCGGCAGGGTGAGCGTGATGACGACCGCAGTGGCGTCGGTCAGGGTCTGCCCGGTGGCGTTGTCGTAGGTGTAGAAGGTCAGGACGGGCATGTCGCCAACGTCGTAGGCCATCGTCAGCCCCTCACGCGGTGAATCGAGCGACGGTGATGGCTGCGGCCATCGCGGCGTGACCGGTGGTCGAGGGATGCAGGCCGGCCGCATCGGTCAGGTACACGGAGCCGACCTGCCACAGTCCCGAGTTCCGGGCCGACTCGACAGTGTCTGCTGTCTCGAAGTAGCCGGACAGCGGGTGGCCGGTGGCGCCCGCGAGGATCGCGCCGCCCGTACCGACCGCGACCGCGACGCCGGCTACTATGGGGGCGCCGCCGCGTAGCCAATCGTTGAACGCGGTGCGGTTAGCTTCGCCCGTGCCGACCGTCTGGTTGACCAGGGTTGCCCATGAGTCCGAGCTCGTCGTGTGCGGGGTCACCGTGCAATGCCAGACGCGGGCACCCGTCGCCGAGTAGTACGTCCAGTCCGCGAGGGCCGCGGCCTGAATCGTGGCGAGCGGGGTGCCAAGCGTGAAGTCGTTGATGCCCATGTTGCCGAGGACATCGGTGCAGCCATAAAGGAGGGGCCGCCGTGAGATCGAGGACTCGGAGACAAAGTGTTCGCCGCCAGTGGCGATCGACACGAACGGGATCGTGTTGTTGAGCGCGCGCCGGCCGAAGCCCCGCCCCGCGTTCACGTTGCCCGTGTCGCCGATACCGGACAGGACCGAGTCCCCGCGCAAACCGACCAGCGGCGAAAGGCCGCCATCGTCCCAGATGACTGCGATGGGCGAGTAGTGGCTGACCGCGCCGGCCGTCACAGAGCCTGACGTGGTCAGGTCCGCCTTGCCGACGCCGGTCTGCGCGTCGCAACCCTCACCCCACGCGGTGACCGTGAGGCCCTCGGGGGAGCCCTGGAAGGGGACGACGGTGCCGCCAGTCGATGTGACGTACGTACGGGTGTAGAACAGCTGCCCGGCCACCAAGTTGGCGGCGACCGGGTCTGAGACCACGATCGCGCCCGGGTTGATGGTCACGTCACGGGAGCCGTTGAACCACACGGGCTGCTTCACAGAGCCGTTGTCGATCGCGGCCCGCACGATGATCGCGTTGCCCGGTAGCTGGTCGCGGCCGTAAAGGCAGCCGTACACGAGGCGCACCGTGGGCGACGCCTGGTACGCGGTGAAACGCTTGACGCTGTTGCAGGACGGGACGTTAGCGAACGTGCCCGAGTACCACAGCGACTCGTTCGTCGCGGGGGCGCCACGCAGGATGCTGTTCCCGCGGCGCTGCGCGAACAGGGCGGCGCGCTGCGCGGGTGCGACCACGGCAGCGGCAACCGCCGAAACGCTCGCCGCCGATGATGCGGTCGAGCCGGACTGTACGCCCACGATCCACCCACCCTACGATTGTTGACTGTCAGATGGGCGGGTGGATCGGGCGGGTACTACTCGGCTGCGTTGCGGGTCTCGACGTGCTCGTCGGAAACGGCCGCGAACTCGACAGCCTTCTCGTCATCGGCCTCGGCTGGCACTGCGACCGTGGCGGTGATCAGGTCCGCGGCGAACTCGTCACTAACCTCGATGACCGTGCCTATGGCCGGCCACTCGGCTCCGTTGACGGTGCCGCTGACCTGCTGGATGAGCTTGACCTGCGCCATGCTTGGGACTCCTCGGTAGATGGGGGCGGTGCGTCCGGCAGGGGCGGGCTCACACCACGCCCCTGCCGGACAGGCTTGCAGCGGGTTACGCCGCGTTGCCCTGGAAGTACTTGACGGCACCGGTCTGGTCGACCAGCACACCGTCAGCCCGGATCAGGCACCGGAAGGTGACCAGATCCTGGTTGAACGCGAAGTCATCCGAACGCTCGAAGCGAACGCCGTTGACCATGCGCACGAAGTACTGCGAGATGTCACCGAACACGACCGACTTCGCCGACAGCGCAGTCGCCGCGACGTTGGGGTCGGTGTGGATCGGCTTCGCGAACAGCGTGTCCGGGGTGCCGGCCACCAGGGACGGCTCGAACAGGTAGCGGTTCTGCGAGTCCTTGAGCTTGCGGACCGACGCCATCGTCGCATCACGGAGCAGCCACCCACAGGAGGGGCTGTTACGGTACGGGGCGATGACGCTGTAGAACAGGTCGATCAGGTTGTCGGCGGTGAACACACCGACGACGCCCGCGCCACCGGTCACGCCGAGCGTGGCGTTGGTGACGATGCCGAACGGCAGGGTTGAGCCGGCGCCGACGATCAGGTCGGTGCCGAGCGCGTTACCCACGGCCCGCCCAGCAGCCATCGCCAGGTAGCCGAGTAGATCGACCGAGGTGTCGTTGACGAGCTCGTTGGACACCGAGATCAGCTTGCCGTACTTATACGCACCCAAGGTGACCTGGCCGAACGCCGGGTCAGACGCGGCAATGGTGCCCGCTTCTGCGACCAGCGCGGCAGTACCGTGGGACGTGGTCTTCGGAATCTGCAGGTTCTCGCCGCTCGTGGTGTTCAGAACGGTCGGGCCGGCCTGCAGAATGCCGCTGACCTCGATCAGATGCGCGACGAGCCGGTCGTAAAACGAGGTCTTGACCGTGTTCAGGCCGGCACCCGCGGACAGCTTCGACAGTGCGCGGAACTCGTCGCTGCCGTAGACCCGGTCCGAGCGGAGCTCGAGAGCGCGCCCACCCTTGCCACGGAAGAACTCGAGCGCCTTGTCGTTGAGCGTCTGCTCGGGGCCGTCGACCTTGCGGCCTTCGGCGACGGGGCGCTCGAGGAAGGTGCGGAACGCCTCTTCGGCCTCGCTGTTGGACTTCTCGCGCGCAACCTCGGTGTCGATGAACTGCTTGCGCTCATCGAGGTCCGTGTTCATCGCGTCGTACTGCGCCCGCTCTTCGGCGGACAGGTCGCGGCCTTCGGTCGCGGCGGCGTCGAGGAGGGCCTTGGCCTGGTCCCAGATCACCTGCCGCGCCTCGATGGCGCGCTTGACGTACTCGCTCATTGGCGTGTTTCCTCACACGTAGTGACGGCCCCTGCGGCCGACTGGCCGGGGGCGGGGGTTGAGGTGCGTTGCGCGCTGCCTCGAGGGGTTACTTGCTTTCGCTCAGCTGCCGAAGCAGGAGCAGGACCGAGGGCGTCGGGTGCGTTGCGCGCTGCCCGGCGTCTTCGGTTTCACCCTCGGGTACGGCGTCGCGCACCTCAGGGACGATGGGGATGAGGAAGGCGCTTAGACTCTCGCCGGCCTCAGCCGCAGAGCGGACCTCCTCGAACTCGACGCCAGCGAAGGCCGCCAGGGAACGCAGCCCGACCGAGGTGTCGAGGTAAGCGGGGCTGTTCACGGGCGCCACGTCACGCAGGATCACGGACTCGAGCGTGCGCAACGGCATGCCCTGATCGGACTCGCCCCACGAGTCGCCGCCCTGCGGAACCACGAACGCGAACGAGGACTGCGACACGTCGCCGCGTGCGGCCAGCACTGCCAGATCCCGGCCGACCGTGGTGTCGGGCAGGCTCACGTCGTAGCGCAGGCCCGTCGCGTCCACCGTCAGCTTGACGGTGCCGCTCGAGGTCCGGCCGAGGAGCATGTTGTCGTTGTGGTTGTACCGGGCGAGCACGTCCAGTCCGTCCGCGATGGACTTGTTGAACGCGCGGGGATCGACCTGCTCCACGAAGCCGCCCAGATTCTGCGACAGCTTCCCGAACTTCGCGGCATAGCCACGCAGCACACCAGGCCCCGAGTCCGAGACGCGGAGCTCGACGCGCTCGGTGAGGTAGCGGCGCTCAATGTCTGACACGTTGCTGCGCCTCCTAGGCGTGTTCACAGATGCCCACCGATTAGCAGGTCTTCGTCTTGGCGACGACGGCGGGCAGCCTGGTCGCCGACACCAGTCGCACTTGCGGTGAAGGCGGGAACACTCAACGAGACGATGCCGACCGCACCCTTGCGGCCGGCCGAGCTCGAGGCGATCTGGAAGGCGGCAGCGACCGTGCCGCTGCGGTCATCGCGGGGTGCGGGGCGACGGCGCCGCGTCGGCTCCTCCGCGTCACCGCCCGTGTTCGGCACGGTGGCCGCGGGGCGCAGCGCGACCATGACGCCGATCTGCTTACCGGTGCCGCTGAACAGGAAGTCCGCGTTGCCGGTGGCGCCCGAGGGGACGTTCTGCAGGTACGCCATTTCGCCGGTAGCGCCCGATCCGGGGCCGTCACCGGTCTCCGTGAACGTGCCCGCGCCGATCGTCGCCGGGGTAACTGTCTGCGCCGCCGTGTTCGAGGCAACCCACGTGACAAGGGTCACGCCGTTGGTGACGAGGGTGA